GTGCTATTGGGAGGAAATATTGTCTTACCAACAGTTTCAAAACCATAGGCGCAGCCTGAAAAACTCTGACTTTGTCCTTGGTCAACAGCGTTGGTTCGTCCTTGAGACATCCCTTAAATATGGGATAGTATCTCTGCGCAAGCCGATAAGCGGCTTTGGCCTGAGCAACTTGTTCCCAAAAAATGGGATCTAACTCAGCTGGATTCTCAAAACCTTCATAGTCTTCTGGGTCCAACAATATAAGCCATTTGCTAGTAGCTCCGGTGAACGGAAAACCTGGGGATGAATTAGACGGCATTTTATTTACAAATTTCTTGCCATCCATTCCACATACAGTCTCCATTTGAGTCAAAGGACGAATGTCTGAAGCAATTTTAGGAAATTTATCCTTCATTGCCAACAGAGGTGCTGTATAATCCTCAACAGCAGCCGTCAACAACTTTGGAGCAACCCCATGGGAGGGAATTGCTGTATGTTGCAACGAAATGCGAAAAGGATCTGTTGTTTGAAACTTTGGTGCTCCCCATCTTTGTGGAACTCCGCACACTGCCTTAACGTGCGGAGATAACGGTGAAGTTATGACTTTAGAGCGGTATGTTGCTCTCCCACGAACAGTACCAAACACACGAATGTTCGGAGCTCGGCCATCTTGGAATTCCAATTTGTTCAATGGACTCTTCACATGTATCTTTGAAGATTCCAAAACAGGCTTGTCAAATAACTTCTCGGGAAAATTGCCTTCACTTGGACCTATTAAAACTCCTGCCTTTTCGCCAAGAACCTCGAGTGCATACTCAAGATCCGATTGACATATTGAACTGGCGAATCCAAACGATCCAGTTTTGCCGGCGACATGTATGCCAGTAATCATGGGAGCAATCTTTTGTGCCACTAATGCAGAACCGCACATACCCTTATAAGATTTAATATCATATCCATGACCAAAAGGCGTGCAACCATTTTCTAATAGCTGTTGTTGCCATTCCGATCGAGACTTGAAAACCTCAATAGAGCCATCTGGCGATCTCACGGGCATTAAAAATGCAAATGATTTGGCGTAATGGGTCACCGGAAAATATTCCAACAGGCTCTTCCATGAGCCTCCTGCTGGAACGTATACCATACTGACATCAGTGTCGGGTATTGGCACACTGTGCATGCGTGACAAATCGCAATGAAAGTTACCTCCAATTTTAGAGATGTCATGGCGAATAATATTAACACGCTGATTTTCCCATTTCTTCACAGAATGCGTTGCCATCAAAGCGACATTTGAACACACAAACAGCATGTTACTGATGAATGTATCACCAATCATACAAGCTGCAGTATTCTTCGTCACTAAATGGAGAAGGTCCGCATCTGTGATAGTTTTTGATTTCGATGAGGAGGGTAATGGCTCCACTTCCACATTCGCCCAGTTTAATTCTTCAGCGATAGTATCTGTGATGTCGTTTTCATCTCGCTCATCAATATCTTCTTGTGTCGGATCCATATAGCCCTGTGGCTGTAAAATCTGTCGCATAGCTCTAGCTCTCTTGGCAAACTTATATACGAGCGCAATTGTTGCACCCGAAGCCAAAGCCATCGCCGTGCGAGAAACAACATACGAACTCCAATGGAATGCGTGTTGACGTTGCATTGCGAATTGTTTTTCCTTTAACCAAACATATGTATGTAAACCAGAAATTATTACTAATGCGATACACGTCACGTACAACACAAGAATTGTGGGATCCAAGATCAAAGTTACTGATAATGAAGAGCATATCACAGTAAGCCACATCCAAAACGTGGCCACCATTGCAAACTTCACTAAGGAGATTGAGATATAACTCCTTATCATCTTTCGAGGCATAGGGACATACCGAAGGAAATTGCAAAGCGAAAGAAACTGCTCGTTATATCCTTCAATAGTCTCCGAAACACGAGAGGCGGCTGTAGCCGCAGTAGAAGCAGCTGAATCACGAGCGCTAGTAAGTGAGGAGATGGTCGTCTCCATAGCGCTGGTAACAGTTTCAGTAACACTATGCTGCTCCAATGGTTTACCTCGAAAAGTTCGTGGTTTTATTTCTCTTGGATATTTGTTCTTCCGGCGCTTGGGAGCTTGCACCGGAGGAGACATGGTGTCGATTGATCCAGTTCTCCAATTGAAAAAGTCCATATCACACACGCAAACGTCTTCAGAACTCCCACAAGACTTACAAGTCTGTAGAGATTCCGCCAAGTCTGAATTACGTTCAATGGCTCTCTTTTCAAATTCAAAATGTTCTCGCGACGCCTTGACAATAAATCGCAATGCGGTTTTCATATCTACGTCAACCATTTTGACCCCATTCACCTCAACTGGTGCAAACCCAACTGTTGGACGTTGTCCTGGAGTGGGATTGGGTACTGGAAAAGCTGTCTCTATAGTCACTAGCCAACAATCTGGAATCTTTGGAACATCCCCATCATAGTGCTCTTCCACTTTTCGCCTATCCAACATATCGTTAGTTGCAAATTGTGGACGCACTCTCACATCCAAATATACATCTGCTCTCCGACAAATGGATGCAGGTTCATTGGAATAAACGGACGAGTTCAAATCCTTCACATTGGTAGTGATGACTGTTGCCTTATTTTGAATGGTAACTTTATTCTTAAGTTCTAACGCCGCCATTCGCGCAAAGGTTTGGGCAGTATTTACGACATCAAGAAAATCATCGCACGGTGAATTCTCACAAAATTCCGGGCGAACATTCCCAAAGTCGTCAAAATGCACTCCATTTATATAAGAGCGCACATGGTCCTGCCAACGCTGTCCAGCCTTCAAATACACTATAAATTTAGAATTGGCATCATATCCATTGGGTGCCAAAATATGGTGCATTATCAAAGGTGCAAAAGTACTCTTCCCAACACTGGTGCCTCCATGGGCACAAACTGTGAAAGGTTTAACCCTTAGTTTCGCCGACATTCGGAACTGATCCAAATCAGAAATGAATTCCTGAATAGACTTTAACCGATCATTAATCAATTTGCGTGACATTGGGTTCTTAGTAATTTTCACCAAGGCTTTCCCTTCTTCGAGTGTAGACCTTAACAATTCATCAGCTGCATTTTCATCAACATCAATCAGGCCGAGATTGCCTGGCATTGCATATTCATACACTCGGCGACATTCCAAATACTTCTCATCAAAATCAGTAAATCGAGTCTCTCCATTTAATAGAGGACGCAACGATCCAATTTTGATACATTCATAACCACCTTCGACAAAAGTCATTATACAATCTAAAACTGCATCAAACAAATCGTAGGCGGAAACAAACTTGGGAATGCACAAATCAGAAAACAGTTTCATACCTTTAACTGTACATTGCACATCTGAAGCTTGGAATAATCCAATAGCTACCATCATAGAAACTAATTTAGAAACATGTGAAAATGATTCAGAAGTGGTAGCTACCTTCCAATCTCGATGGAAGGATTTAAGTGTGGCGAGCCAATCCCTAGTTACTGACTCGTCACTCACACTGGAGGCATCTTGTGATGGTAAGGCGATGATATATTGATCCATAAACTGCTTTGCAACAGAAAAGATCGAATTACGACAATGTGTCTTGATATACAACAAAACAGTCGTACATACGCCGGTCCATGAATTTTGATGATACAAAGAGGAGAGAAGTAAAGCGGCATTCTCAATTTCATTTGTAATAAACTCAGTGTGATCTTCGAAAACATCCATCACGTC